GCATTAAAGCCGGTGTGAAAATGGACCTCAAGGCAGGCACCAAAGTAACGATCAATGGCGGTGGTAGCGTGATGACTTTCATCGGCGCCGGTACCACTCTCAAAACACCTAAGTTCGTAGGGTTGACATAATGACCTTCCCAATCTCGCTAGTCGGCGAATCCCAAGCAGGCGGCGTCATCACTGGTCCTGGGATGCCTACGTGGACCGTTCTTGGCAAACCCATGTCTCTGCTAGGCGATGACGTGGCAGGTCACGGTACGGGCGCTCACGCAGGCCCTAAGATGGTGGAAGGCTCGGGCTGGTTCACCATCAACGGCGTGCCGGTCGTACGTACCGGTAACAAGGCTTCGTGCGGTCACGAGGCTAACGGCAATCCGTGGATGACTCTTCCATTTTGACGGCATAGTCGCCGGGTGGGGAACCACCCGGCTTCTATTCGGTTTATGCCAGGTACGTGGTACCGAACTCGAGGAAATACGCAGACGCGTACTTCTGTCGTTCTGACGAGACTCTGGCGCCGTTGTAGTACATGTCGTCAGCCCGTGGTCGCTTGTCGTGGACGTAGCGGTTCACTAAGTTGTCAGTCACGGCAACGGAGTAGAGGTCGTCTTCGACGATCGCGATGTAAGACGGCACGAGACCGTTCTCGAGCTGCAATGGGAAGCGTGGACGCTCGTACGCTACGTAACGACCCGGTAGTTTGGTACGCTCGATGCCGTGACGTTCGTAATAGAGGTTGTTGGCTTCGATGGTGATCACGAACGACTGACTCAGCGTCATGTATGCCTTGATGGCCGCATCGGTGTTGGCCTGATTCAAGTCCAGCGCATCACCGTGGTTCGGATTGCGGTTCATCGTCGCATCGAACTTCGACAAGTCGATCAGCTTGTTTGAGTTGTAGTACCGGTGGGCCAACGGGATGTTGTACCACTGGACATCGATCGAGTGGTCGCCGGTGACGCGATACTGCTGCTCGCCGTAATGCAGAAAGCCGCCGATGGACATCATGACGATGCGCTTAGAAAGATCGATATTCGGCAAGTTGACGATGAAGCCGTTCTTCAGGGGATTGGTGCCCTTTGGCTTGATCATCGCCTCGGTGATCGGCGTGACGGTAACCTTACCTACGTCGAGGAAGCTGATCAGCCCGATGTCGTGGTTATTGGCAAGGTAGGTGCTACGGCCGCCGTCTTTCACGCGCAGGCCGCGAGTGGAGTAGTCGGTGATGTGGAACAGACCATTGACGTTAACCAGGCAGTTACGGTACAGCAGCTGGTAATCCATCTCGGGCTTGGTCAGCAAGAGATCGGTCAGATCTTCGTCAGGATACTCGTTACCTTCACCAGCAGTTGGATGGATACGGTTAACGTGGAACCCGGCCGAGAAGGCATCGTTGAACTTAGCCACGCCGGCTTGACGTTTAGGTACGGTATCAGAAGTGGGCAGACTGGAGTTGCCGAGCGATACCAGCCAATCATCGACTGTGACGGTATCGAGGACACTATAAACAGTATCCAAGATGTCGAACAGGTTGATGCTGAGTTCGTGGGAGACTGCAGGGTGTTTGAGGACGAGGTAAGCGACACTGTTCTCGGTTACCAAGTTTCGCAGATAGCTATTACCCACCTGCGCTTCAATCAGCCTCTGGTTCTCGCCACGAGGGCGTAGTAGCGCACGTTGGCAAGTATACATGCATTCACCTCGTCGAAAAATGATATGCTCGACGTCCTATAGACGCGAGTCCCATATTTTAATGGAGACCTCAAATGGCTAACGCCAATCCCCTCGATTATCTGTACCCATTGGACCTGACGGGTGCGGCGGCAACCAACAAGGTGGTCAATGAAAGCCGCACGCTGAACCCACCTCAAGAGGAGCTCGATTTCCACTTCCTGCTGCCGTGGGCTGGTCCTTATTTCCGCGACACCATGGTCCTGCGTCACATGACCACCAACCGCCTGCTGATCCGCGGTGTGGATTGGGCACCTGGTCATAGGTTCAACAGCGCCAGTTACGAACTACAGAACACTAAGGGCGGCGTCTACGCCTCCATCTTGCTGTTCGACCGTACGCTGGGCGGTCAGGTCCGCATGGACTCGTACCAGACACTCGGCGGTGCCTGGACGCTTAGCGAGAACAAGATTCTCGAAATCATGTCCAACAAGATCGCCGACCCGCGTCAGGTGACCTTCGAGGAAGTGAACGGTAAGCCGGAAGTCTTCCCGCCGACCGAACACACCCACCCAGCAGACGACATGACCGGTTTTGCCGAGCTCATCGCTGCAACCTACGACGTGGCCGCCGCTATTCGTACACGCACCCAGGACTGGTTGGCTAATCCACCGCTGCTACCTAACCTCTACTACACCAAAGATGAGATCGATGCCAAGCTGCTCGAGATCGAAGGCGGTGGGGCCGGTATCGCGGATCTGGAAGAGCTGATCGATTCCATGACTGCGTCTTACACCCAGGCGGCTAACCAACTCGGCGCGCTCTGAGTAAGGAACTTCCGACATGAGTTTGACTGATAACCTTGCTGCGCTGAGCGCGGCTATGGATCGGCTGTTTACCCTGGTGGGGACAGTCTCCACCGGTAAACGCAAAACGGCCGGTACGGCAGACCAGACCAAGCTCGTGGGCGGTCTGACTCCGACCCAGCTGGCTCAGCAAGTCCGTAAGGCAGCCGACGACCACGCAGCGCTACAAGGTAACGTGCACAACGATACCTCCACTTCGGTGGGCATCCATTCCAAAGCTGCGTACGACGCGCTGCTCCCGACGGTCATGCCGAACGGCGTTTTGCCGATCACGCGTTATGGCACGCAGAACTATCTGCCGCCTGGTATTCAAGGTAGCTTCGAAGGTGGTACGTCTGGTCTGCAATACACCGACACCGCCATCATGATCGAAGACGACGGTACTGCTGTTTATCTGCGTAACGGTACCGACGGCGCAAGTCAGGGTGTGTTCTACGCATTCCTTGAAGGCGCTACCAACAAGGTGGGTCAACCTACCCGGACTGGTCGACGTTACCAACCCAGCTGGTTCCCGCCCGGGACTACTGCGATTGCCGTATTCAACTCAAGTCAGTCGGTAATCGTGGGTCAGTTGCAGGATTCGGCTGGTGTGCCTGGCGATTACTTCGTAGCGCTGACCAACGGGACCTACGACGCCACCAAACACGTCGGCGGGATCATCCCTAAGGCAGTGGGCGATGCTTGGATCAAAATAGGCGGTGAGGTGTTCGTAGCCGGAAACACCGTCTACTTTTACAACATCACACTGACCCTCAGCAACATGTCGATGCCTTACGACATCACTGTGTACACCATCCCGCGTGCAACTCTCGCAGCGGCAGGTGGTGGCGAGGTGACGTTCACGCAGATGACCGGAATCACTACCAAAGGTTTTGGCGGCGTCAACTACTCCAACCTTGACCGGATGCGATTCTGTGACAAGATGGTGAGTCAGCTCGCTTCTGATAACCCGATGTGTCGTCAGATCGGTACCCGGTTCACGTTCTTGCAGATCATGTACTACTACAGCGGTACGCCGATCTCGGCAATGGATGAAGCTACTGGAAAGATCCGTACAAGAATCTACCACCAAGCTCGACTAGTTACCACAGGCGGCGCGCCGTACAGCGCCTGTGGTTTCAGTTTCGTGTTCGATCCGGCTACCAAGTCCGTAACGCTAGATCCGCATTACCTGTCCGGCGAGAGTACGGTCACCGATGACGTACCGACTCCGACCTACGCAGGTCCGCTGTTTGATGGCAACGTTCTGGATAAGCTGGCTACAGCTAACCCTTACAAGAACAATTACGCTTACGACGACTTTGGTAACGTAGTTCGTTATTCGCTGACGAACGTGGTAGACAACCTGAACATGTGGATCGGTAAGGTTGTCAATTTCACTACTAAGTACGCCGCTCTCGAAGGCGGGGTTGCTAACATCGGTTCAGCGTCCGGTGTTGCTGTTCGTCCATCGTTCGGTACAGCAATCGGTTCTGGCATCCATAGCGCTGTGATGCTGTCGGCCACCAAGCTGTATCTCTGTGCTGATGGAGTTACCGCAGCCGGCGCATGGCGTCGTGGGTTCGTTCGCACTACGTTGGAAGGCGGTCCGACCTACAACTACGCGTCGATCTACCGCGGGTCTATCAAAGGTTACGAACCATCGCCGGTACGTGACTTCCTGGTCGACCTTGGCCTCAATGATGACGAGTACAAAGCTCCAGTCAACGAGGTGACGGCTACCGGTTCGTTCTTCACCCACACGCAGCGGTTCATTGCTGCGAAGACCGGTGTCTCCTCCGTCAGTCGCCTGGATGGACGCGCGTCCATCAGCGAAGACCTCGTCCTGGGTGCTCCGGTATCTATCACCGATACCATCATGCAAGGTGTAGGTAATCAGATCGCTTCGAAGCTCGCAGCGGCCGGTGAGCCTACCACCACACAGTGGACGGCGGAGTTAGTCATTCCGGCCAGTAACGGCGTCCCTCCGTTCGTAGCCTACCTCGGCGTTTGCGATAACGGCAACAACTACGTGACCATCTGTCCAGTCACTGTAACCCGAGACGGTTTCGGTAACGTGACTGCGGTATCCGTAGGTACGCCGCATGCGCCGAAATACGTCTACACCAACGGCACCGCATTTGGCCTACAGATGACGGCGAACGGCGTTATGTATTGCGGTCCTTGCGCGATGTACGACATCGGCACTGACGTGTTTATCGGTATCAGCATGGCCGGTTACATGCAAGTTCCGGGTGGTTCGCCTCAGCCGTCGTTCTGCTTCCGCTACAATCGGTCGGCTCAAGCGTTCCTGCACCGCGATGACTATTCTCACCGGTCGTACAACGTCTACTCGGGAGGTGCTGGCCGCCACTTCCTCGGACATCCTACCTTAGGCTTCGGCTTCTTCTGGAACACCCAAGGTAACGGCGGCTACTCTGATGAAACCACCAAGTTGAACTTCCAGCCAATCGGCACTACGGTGGCTGAGTTTAACGCATGGACCGGTCAGTCGGCTTCGTCGCAAGAGACGTGGACGTGCTTGGCTTCTCAAAAGGCCGCAGAGGGCTGGATCGTGTACTTCTCCGAAGATACCCCCGTGGTCATCAACGGTACGTACTACGTTCTGCCGGTGAGCAGCATCGATCTGCGAACTGTGTTGGCCGATGCTTCGAATAGGACGTTCTACGTCTACGTCAGAGTACTCGGCGGTGTTGCGCAGTACGTGATCACCACAAGCCCAGTTGCCGAAAGTAACACCAACCTCTTGGTCGGCACCATCGCTACCAACGCGACGCAGATCGTTTCCATTGCTGCCGAGAAAGTGACCAGACTTGGTAACTTCCGACTCAGCGTCACGTCGAAAGGCTCGGCCATTCCGGTATCTACCGGCTTGCCGCGCAATGCCGACAAACTCGCATGGAGTTGATTCATGTCGATCCAGGATAAAATCAACACGCTCAAGGCGGAGGTGCTCGATTTCACTCAGCAGATCGTTCGCGTTCTGTCGAAGAAGCCGGCCGCTGTTGAGTTGTCGGACGATTCACCTCGTCTGAACAACCGCACTCCCGCGCAGATGCAAGCTGACGTCGACACACTGACGACAGCTCACGCTGCGCGGACCGACAACCCGCACCGCCTAAACGGTACGATCCTTGAGGCGTATACTGACGCTGAGCTAAACGCAAAGGTCAACGCTCTGGTGCGAGTCAATACGCTTCCGATCAGCCAATACGGCTCGCTAGACAACACAGCTCTGCCGGCGTCATACACCGGCAGCACGCTGCGTATCACGGCGCAGGTTCCTCTGATCCTCTGGGGTCGGTATTACCTGATGCCTGCGATCAACAAACTGATTACTGACGACGTAAGCTCGCCGTGGAGTAAAACTCTCTACGTCTACGCCGAAATCGTCAGTGGCGTGGCGACCTACAAGCTTTACGACACGTTCCAGATCGATAGCATCAACCGTCTGTACATCGGTACGGTCAGCGTAGGTGCTTCGTCGATCTCGGCTATCGCGATCACTAAAGTCACCAAGCTCGATAACTTCAGGTTGTCTGGCGTAGGCATCGGCGGTGCTATTCCGTACACCTCCGGCCTGCCAACTGTAACCGCTTCCATCCCTGGTGGATGGAAGCCTTAATGGAGGTAGAGTATGGGCGCCTTGACTACCGCCATTGCGCAGATGGCAGCTAAGTTCAATGCGATGAAGACGGAGGTCCTAGACCTCCTGACCCGCAAGCCAAAGACTTCTCTGGCGGCGGATAATGCCTTGGCGATGCAGAATGGTGACACGTCGACCAGTATCGTCAACGCAGGTAGGGCTGTCGCCAACACGCACATCACGAACTACCTAAACCCCCATGGGGTGACGGCGGTTGGTGTAGGCGGCATGTTGAGCAGTGACGTGGATTTGGGTCTAGCTAACCGTATCCCTGAAGGTATCTTGCCTATCTCGCGGTATGGTGATCTGGACGGTACGGCGATCAGTGTAACTTCTAGCGGTCTGACCGTAACGTGGGCTGCGCAGGTACATGCCGTAATGATGGGCTATTCCCGACCATTACCTGCGTTCAGTCAAACGTTGCAACCGAACACGACCTACAACGTCTACGTCCGCTTCAACGGCTCGGCCACTAGCTACTTCTTCAGTATCGAAGACTTGGCCGAAACCACCACCCGGATGTGGATCGGCAGGATTGTCACTGGAGCTTCTACAGTGTCGTCCATCGCCATCAACCGGGTGACTCGTATCGATACCTATCGTACGTCGGCCGCGCCGATCGGTTCTGCGGTTCCTGTAACTGTAGGCACTCCAAATAACGCTCAGACGCTCGCGGCTGGCTGGTTCTAATAGAGGTCATCATGGCTGACACCATTTTCAAATATCCGCTGGACCTCCTCGGCACCAGCTCGACCAACAAGGTCGTTGATGAAAGTCACACGATCGGAACGGTCAAGGGTCGAATCTTCGTGGCGGACTACGGTCCGTTCTTCGGGGGCTCGATCATTCTCAAGGACGGCGTAACCGGCCGTACGCTCGTTGCTAATGACGACTACGCGCTGGTCCACCTGTACCGTGAAGCCACTGCTCGTACCGGTCAAGCGATCTACACCGCTGTGCGGATCACCAACCCGAACGTCAGTACTACCATTCTGATGACTGCGCAGTACGTCGGCGGTGAGTTCTCGTTCTCGACCTACGCGCTGAAGCAGGCTATCGAAGAGTTGATGAACGACGACCGTCCTGTTTACTGGGGTGATCTCATCGGCGTGCCTTCGCAATTCGTGCCCGCTCCCCACTTGCACAGTGCCTACGATCTCTACGGCATGAAGTACGTCGTGGAAGCTCAGGTCGACGTGGCCAACGCAATCCGTGAGGGCGACGCGGCGTCTCGCGCACTTCTGCTCAAGCAGGTGGGCGATAAGTTCAACTCGTTCGATTTGTTCGCCAAGCAATTGGCCGACTGCTTCCAGGCCGGTGCAACTGAGCTGGCTGCGATCCAATAGACCAAAGGGATAAATCAACATGTCGAAGTCCTCTAGCACTATCATTGCTGAGACTATCGCTGAAGTCGAAGGTTCGATGACCGAATTCAAGGAAGGGCTTGAAGCCGCCTTGAAGAAGAAAGCTCAGAACGCCGAGTATGCGGACACTGCCGATACGCTAGAGGGCAAGACTCCGGCCGAAGTAGAAGCATTACTGCTGGCCGAAGTCACCAAGCACACGAGTGTTCTTGGCCAGAACGTACACAACCTCAACGCGGGGATGGTCGGCAGCTACAACAAAACCGAGTACGATGCAAGATTCGACCTCATGCTCGATACTGACGGCGGGATCCCGTTGGATTTTTACGGCGACCGGGAGTTCTTGGCGCCATCGGTAACGGGATCGTTCGAATCGGGTAGTAACACCACGCCGTATAACGGCGTAGCGTTCATGATGGAAGATAACGGCACCCTGATGATGCTCCGGCCGGGCACTGATGGTGACAGCGCCGGCGTGTATTACTCGTACATGCGTAATGCCATGACCGAGACCGACATGACCGCTGGATTGGTGATGTCCAACGTCGAATATCGTCCGGCTTATTTCCCGGACGGCATGCGCGCTAAATGTATCCTGATTGGTACGCAGGACATCATCACCGGTATCATGAAGGACGCAGTCACCGGAGCCCACACTGGTTATTTCATCTCGTTGACCAACAACACGATGGACCAGACCAAGCACACCGGCATCTTTGTACCTAACGGCAATTTCCTGAATGTACAGGGTCCTTTCCCGGGCATGTACCATCTGCCGTTCGGTTTTATCAAGGGTAATTACGTCTACATCTTACACGACCTGGTTCGTGAAAACAAACTGGGACATCGAGTCTGGCGGATCGCTAAGAACGACCTCATCACCGGAATCTTCAACGGCGCGACTCAGATCAAAGGCTGGACCATCAACCGCGGTTCTGGCGGGGTGGTTGTCCGGGATGACATTACCATTTTCGACGATGTAGCCTCATCGTCTAACAACATCGGCCAGCCGTCGACCACTGTCTGGGCCACTAACGGATCTAATGGCGCGTCGGCTATGACTCGCGAAGACGGTAGTACCGGCGTGATGTTCAGTCATTACGTACAGTATCATCCTGGCGACAACCTGGTCAGTATTGCTCAGGCGCAATGGTACTTCCGGTATGAATTCGATCCGAATACCAAGCAAGTCGACGTGGCGCAATATCACGATCAGAAAGCGTCGATGAAGTACACCGACCGTACTTGGGAGTTTCAATACTCCGCCTGCTATCGCACGGAGGCGGTCAGAGTCTCCCATCAAGCGTACCAGGGCGGTCAGGATACCCCATCCTTCTACAATACCCCATTCGGGCAATTGTGGATGTACAGCACTACGACCTATCTGTCGCAGAACCGGCGTCTGTATCGGTGTCAGTACGCTGAAAACCTTGACCAGGTCGCCGTCCTCGCCGGCGAGCATGCGGCGCAGAAAATCGACGTGATGGCGCCAATCGGTCGATACGGTAGCGCACTGACAGCTTCGTTCCGTAACATCAGCAACGTCGGCGACGACGTAGTCAACTGCATGAACTTTGGTCGGGATAACGGGCAGTCGGTGTTCTACCACGTACGCTCGGTATTGGAGGGCGAGCCGACCTTCCAATATTCGTCGGTGACTGGCGATTATGCGTTCAAAGGTTTTGCTCCTACGGCAGATCGTAAGTCTCACACCACCCTCGGAGTTTCGGCAGGTAACTTCCGTCGGTTGCTGACCGAGGCATCGCCGGGCGTATCAAAGACGTCTCAAGCTCGCTTCGCCAGCTGGAACCCGACTGAGACATCCCGGGCGGCGAATATCGATCGGAACATGGTGGCGTCTGGTAGTATTAACGTACCTGAGGCTGTGATGTCGTCACTTAAGTCACAGATCCTTGCTAACCTGACGGCTAGGGGTTACTCGGTATGGTCCGGCGTCACGGAGGCGGCTGGGTTTACCTTCGAGCTGGTGATCCCACAAGCGTATACCGACATGCCGCCATTTGTAGTGGTAGGGATAATCAACTCCGATCGTTACCTCCACCAGATGGTTTACACAGTCACCCTCTCCGGTACCCGGCAGGACGTAACTGGCGCCTCGATCCAACCTTCGACGTGTGTCGTTAACCGGAGCGATGCCGGCGGCAATACGATGTTGAGCCTCGGCGGCACTCACGAAGGTGGGCAGATCTGTATTCGCCGAGTGAATGGCGGCTTCATGATCGGCTACGGCGCTGATTTTACTTATTCGGTCGTAGGTAACGGCGGTCGTAACATGGCCCTGATGAGATACCTCAATGGGACCTGGTCGTTTAACGGCAATGGGTATTGGGACTACTTCAGTGGCGTAGCTCCGGCTGGATGGATCAACCTACCTAGCCGTGGCCTGTTCTTCGTGTTTTCTTCGGAATTCATCTACAGCGAAGTCGACTGCGGTACGAAGATGCTGGGGACTTTGGCAGTTAGTGACCAGCCAGTAACTTTCACCGTCGGCGAACTACGAGCGAGATCCATTGCTCCCGCGACAGGCTTCATTGTTGTATCGCAGCGCGTGGTTAGTGCGTGGACTGTTTACTTTGCTGACGAAACACCGGCCATGCTCGACGGGTTCTATAGTCTGGTACAGCCTCTCAACTACAACCTCAATCCAGCGACCGATGGAAATAAAACTTTCCATGTCTGGCTCGTGCGTGTCGGTAATGCATTGACCTACCAGGTTGTAGCTGGGTCCACTGCACCGCCTGCCTCGCCGGCACTGTATCTCGGCTATTTCACCACGAACAACACCGGCCTCAATCTCATCGACGTGCGTAAGCGCGTGGCTATAGATGGGAAGATGCTGTCGCCGGATCCACGCGGTTCCTCGATCCCGCTCACCTCCGGTACGCCGAACTCCTACGGTCGCCTCAACTGGAAATAACCATGACTGACGCAGAGCTGAGACAATATCTCGTTACCAAGTTCAATCTTTGGAAAACGGAAATCGTCAGGCTGCTGAAGCGGGTAGCTCCGATCGTAAAGCATGCTGACAACACGCTGAAGATCAACGGGTATAGCCTCGCCGATCTCATCGCTATCATCAAGGGTGAGGTCGGTAACCACACGAGTCAGGTGCGGCCTCACGGCGAGACCCTGGCTCAATTGGGAGGCATGACCACTGCAACGTTTGACGCGCAGGCAGTCAACTACTTCCCGAAGGACGCTGTTCCGCTGACGAAGATCCCCGCTCCGGCGGGGAGCTTCACCTCGGCCACGATCTATACGCCAAACAGTCTTGACATCGTATTTTACGGTCGAAAGATTCGAGTACCTACCGGAAACGTCACGTTGTCCGGGACGGCTCGGATGTATCTGAAGATCGTCGTTACCGGCATCGGTCCTGCCGAAGTCGCGTCGTTCGTCATTTCGACGAATGCTAACGAAGACTCCAGAAACATGGTAGTTGGTTGGTTCGATTGGTCAGGTAGCGCCTGGGTTCCGTCGTTCATTCGTACGGTTCGAATCGGCACCGCTGTCCTCTCCTCCACGGTTCGCGGTAACGGTATCCCCCACTCCTCCGGTACTCAAGCAGCCGCAGGTTCCGTCCCAACTACCTGGTTCCAGTGAGGTAAATGATGGCTGGTCCAATAACCGAAGGCGTTCTCCTGAGGATCCAGAAGTTCAAGGCCTATCAGGCCGAGATCGTCAGGATCCTTACGACGATCAAACGAGACAACGCATTCGAATCGAAAGACGCCGCGCTGTTAGTCCCGGACTGGAACTTCACCAAGCTCCTCAAGAAGGCTCGCGATACGTTGGCGGCTCATGCTGCCAGACGCGACAACCCTCATCAGGAGTCCATGGAGACAATCGGGTCGTACACCGCCACCACGGTAAACGCAAAGCTCGCCGCAAAGGTACCGAATTCCGTTTTGCCGATTAGTACGTACGGCATTACCGAATTCCTAACCCAAGCGCAGGTAGCCGCAGCGTGGACAGGTTCCGGTTGGGTGGTGACCTGCAACAGGGCGATCAAGATTGTCCTGTCGGGCACTCCGTACACGATGCCTACTTTCAGTCTCGACTTGCGCGGCGTCGAAGCCAGCCCTGCCAACAAGACGTTCAACGTCTACGTTAGAGCAAGGTTCGGTAAAGTTACCTACGAAACTCGAGTAGACTCCCCTCCGGAGTCGGTATCGGTAATGTTCATTGGTACGGTGACGACTAATGCTAGTGGTATTGTTAGCCTTAGTTTCGCGCCAGTCACCCGTATCGATACTTTCCGTATCTCGAACACTCCGTTGGGTTCTGTCATTCCGGTTACTGGCGGCACGGTCGACGCGCCTGTCAAGTTCCCGAGTACGTGGAATCCGCTTTAAAGGATCGTAACCCATGGCCTATGAAATTCCGCCAACCCCGACCAACGTCCAGACCACCAATCCCTACGTGGCCCTTGACCGCGGTCTGTTCCTCTCGCAGAAAACCACCCCGGCAAAATACGCTCGCATTCATGCGGCGCGCTGGGTAACCGTAGGCCCTGAGGCGGCGGTGGGTGTCCTGGAATATCAGGTCATGGTCTACAACGCCAAGCCCACTACCGCTGCTCAATACGCTGCCGGTACCTTACTGGTAGCGCCAGGTGGCGGTAACTGGTTTGACGCCTTCACCCGCGGTCTGGTCATCGATCCGATCATGGCTGAATATTGGGCGATCGAAAGCTTCACCTCGAACTACATCGCCGCGGATGCGACTCGTCTGAAGGACGACGACAAAGCCGACAAGATCGTTCAGGCACAGCTTTTCGTATCGACCATGGCGTCGTGGGCAGGTCTCAAAGAGATCAACCTCACAGCCGTCTTCAATGCCGTTGCCGGACAGCCTTTGTCCCGCACCAGTATGAACCTCAGCATCGACTACGAAAAGAATGGCACTCCCGGCCACCTTGACGTACTTGACCTGCCGAGTGGGCGGTTCGATCCAGTGCATGTCGCACTGGACAAACTCCGAAACGTGTAGGAGACAACATGGCTGGCAATCCAACTGTAACGCAAACCCAGCAGTATCTGAACGCCCTTGGCTTCAACTGCGGGATTGCTGATGGCGTCTGGGGAAAGAACTCTCAAGGCGCCCTCGACCAACTCAAGGCCTCGGCGATTAATCCGTATCACCCGTACGGCGTTGACAAGCTAGGCTGGGGTCAGAAGCTGACCGATGCGGAGATCGCCAAGGTGGCACAGGTGGTTGCTAATCTCGGGCTGCCTAAGTCGATGATCATCGACCTCATGGCGTGTATGGCGTGGGAATCTGGCGAGACCTTCAGTCCGTCGATCCGCAACCCAAAGTCCACTGCTACCGGTCTCATCCAGTTCATGGAAGCCACCGCTGTAGGCCTTGGCACTACCACTGCCAAGCTTGCTAAGATGACTGTCATCGAGCAACTGAACTACGTAGAGCGGTACTTTAAGCCCTACGCCAAGCGTCTGCAGAACCTGGGCGACCTCTACATGGGTATCATCTGGCCCGTCGGTATCGGCAAGCCGGATTCCTACGTCATGTGGAAATCCGGCGACAAGCAGTTCGCGCCGAACAAAGGCCTGGACGTCAACAACGACGGCCAGATCCTGCGCATCGAATGCCTACACAAGGTCAACAACAAACTTGTGAAAGGCTTCCAGTCGCAGTTCGTCAAGGCGCTCTGACAAAAAAAAAGAAAGCATAGAGCAGGTGGGTTTCCCCACCTGCTCCTTATGCCGTTTAGGCTTTCTGGCTGCGCATGTCTTTGTGCCATTCAGTGGCACCGGCATGCGATGTCACCATGAACTCAGTGGGCATGAACGGCCAGCGTTTAGCGAACTCATGGGACAGATCGTTACTGAAGGCTTCTTTGTCGCCGACGACCAGCTTGCACGTACTGCCGCGGTACTTCGATTCCAGCGCCCATACGCCGGTTTCGGTAGCCGTCTTCCAGATGCCGCAAATTTCCGGCTGATACTGGAGTGGGTTCTGATGTACCAAGCGATACATGCGCAAGGTGTACGAAGCAGTGATACTCATCTTGGCGAAGATCTTCTGACCCATTGCGGACAGATCGCCGAGAGCTACTTCAGGGTGGACGTGGTTATAGCAGCTGGAGCGTGGCTCCGGGGACATGTGCGCAACTTTCTGTCCGGTGGCCAGAACGATCCGACTGATCATGTCGGTCTTCAGTTCTTCGCTACGGAACGTTTCCAGCAGATCCGACTGATTGGCGCCGGCAGCGGCGGTGATGTGGATGAAGTGCTGGCGATCGGTTTCCCCTTCATCGTCATCGGCATCATGGGTGCAGACGACCATGTGCGGAATATCGAGCACGGAGTTCAAGACCACTTCCTGCCGAAGCAGTTGGATGGTCAGTGGACCGTGGTCGAAAGTAGCGAGTGGGTTTTGCATTGTGTAGCTCCTTTTGTTGGCTGCTCGTGTTCTGCCTAATAGGACTTACGAGGAGTCAGCGCGGTTAGTGCCCAGCGGAATGCTGGGCTCCTAATTACTTGTCGAAGATGACAGCAAGCTGTATCCGGTTAACGAGGTTATTGTCCATAATTAGGCCGCCTTACCTACGACGACTTCGCCGTCGAGGATCTTGTTGATGAAGTTTGCCTGCTCTTTTACGAACGTGCAGAGACGCAGTTCACGGTTAGCATTGGTCTGGTGGCGGATGTAGCCCGCCACCGTAACCAGATCGTTCGGTGGGAACGACGGCTCAATAGAGTCGACAGCGCCGTTGATGAAGTCAGAGATGCTCGTGTAGCGCGTCTGCGCTGCATTCCACACCAACGTCTGGTCTTTGTACACGTCGCTGTAATCGGCGAACATGTGCGTGCTGGCGAGTCCGGCAGCTAGCAGCATCGACACGTCTTCATCGAGCATGAGTGCGAACTGACTCATGAGGATTTCGTACTTGTCATTGTTCGGCACATGGCCGTGACGATACGAGTGGACGTAACGGAACGCTTCGCCGAAGCGATCCAGATACTGATCCATCCCCATGAGGTACTCCTCGCTGTGGATGTGGTTGTGGACACAGATTGCACGCTCACGCAAAGCAATGGCATCGTTTCGAGCATTAGTCTTGCTAATGCCCCGAATACCTGCGGCAGCAAACCCCAGGCCGACCACGCCAATAGCGCCCAGCGCGATAGCCTGTTTGATTGTAAGTGCCATGATGCCTCCTTGTAGTTAAGAATCGGGAGGACGCCGAAACGCCCGACCGAGTATTTGTTGGTTGAATAGTCTGCCCAACGCATCCGAGTCGTCGAGATCCGGTGCAGGGAGCACTATCTTGGTTGGGAAGGTGAGGGCGACTTCGCCATCGAAGTCGATGTTCAATCCCCCAGACTGCTGTCCCTCAGCTGGACTCCCTTTATCTCCGGGTAGCCAGGTGGGAATATCCGCGATCGTAAAGCTAAATGTAGTCGGTTCAAGTAGTCGTATTCTAAGGATTTAAGACTTTATAAAAGTCGGCAAGGCTAGTGAAGAATGGGTAGAGGCGGGGAGCCTCTACTCAGACTCCAGAGTAGCTTTGCCGTCTTCTTTCACCTTGGCCTTACGCTTACGCTGACCGGTGCCGCCCGCGTTCTGACTCCATTGACGCATGATGGTCATGATAACTTCGTCATTGAACTTCACGCGATACTTCACGCCGGTGTTGTTCGCGTGGAGCACGCTCGCACCTGGATGGTTGCGATCGAAGACGTAAGACCCGATCATTTCCAGAGTACCGTCCTGGATCAGGTCGATTTCCAGATGGTCTTGGTCGTACCGCTCGATGACCTCGCCGACGAAGTGCTGACCCTGGAACGACACGTCGACCACCGACAGCGACTGGTTGATCGGATCCGGTACGTTCAGGATGGAGATGCGCTTGTTGAGTTCTTTCGCTGTGGTGACGCGCTGCGCTTGACGAACCAGATACATCAGGATGTCGAAGCTCAGGTGGTGGAACGCGGCATAAGCAACCAGGTATTCGGTGATCTCTTCGTTGATGTCGTTGGAGCGGCAGACGTCCTTCACGACTTCTGTAGTGAGATCACCGTAGTTGATGCGGAACATGAAACGACCTGGGCGATCGATCATGTATTCGTTCAGCTCTTTGTCTTCGTTGGCAGTGACCACGAACATGACGTTCTTAAGGTCAGTGTCGGAGAAGAGAGCCAGCATCGAGTCCTTGGCAGCCTTACCGTAGATCTTGCCGTACTCGTCGAAGTAGACCATGCACGAGCCGATCAGGCTGATGACCGACTTCAGCAGACCTGCCGGGATTTCGGTGTTGATCAACAGCACAGGCATCTCGAGGTCGAGGCACTTGTTGCCGATGTGTTCAGCCAGCAGCGATTTACCGCTACCCTTCAGACCCTTGAGGAGCACCCCGGTAGAGCAGGCGCGTTCTTCGAACGCTTCCATGATGGCGCTCAGGTGGAAGTGGTGGTCGCCGTAGATCTTGCTCGGCAGAGTGAAGCGCTTACGGTCACGGACGAGGTCCAGGCCTTCTTCAGTGACGTTGATGCGGTAGACAGACGGTGGGATCTTTTCTACACGCCCTACTTCCGGAACGTTGCGAGCAGTGACGTGAGAACCATGATCAAAGAATTGCAGACCCATCTTAATTTCCTTACTTAATGGTTGGTATTGCGGTTAGGATTCAAGACTGTAATGTATCACTGAAAATGTTTTTACAGCATAAGCGCCCCTCCCCACCTCTAGTAAAGAGCACTAGAGATGTTCGTTCGTTTCACTCACTCACTTGTCTAATCGTCGACTTCATTCCTTCGATCCAAGATCTCAGTCATTACGTCTCCTCTAGAATAAGGATGGGAGCTTTTAATACAAAAGATCAAGAGCTTATCTAACTTTTTACATGCAGCATAAAGTGAGAGTCAGGCAGATGGATCTTACGACCCATCCACCTTCCTCTAATGACTTAAAGACCTGGGAAGGTCAGATCGTCCTCACCATCGGCTTTATCAGCCGCTGGAGTTTCAGCACCTTCAGCACCTTCATCAGGCTTAGGTTCTTCAACCTCTTCCTCAGTAGGTTCTTCAGGAGTTTCGGTCTCTTCTACCGGAGGCTCATCGGTAGTGAGCTCCTCTTCAGGATTACCAAGCTCATCCTCTTCAGGATTGCCTTGATCACCCATGTCAGGCACCGGTGCTTCCGCGTCGAAGTCTGGCTCAGCTTCAGGCTCAGGCTGACCCATCTCGTTCAGAGCGTCCTTGGTCATCTGATCCGCTTTGAGGGCGCGTTCCTGACGCTTACGGTGTTTGTAAGCATCCTGAGCTACGATCTCCATGTAGTCAGACAGACCAGCCAACAGCGCACTTACGTGAGTCTTCATCTCCTCGTTCAGGTTCAGCAGAGGCGAACCTTCTTCGGTATTGACAAAGATATCCAGATCACGGAACAGGCCACGCTCACGCATCCAACGACGCAGCTCGTGACCCTTGAGGGACGCGACGACGGTTGGGATGGATTCGCGAATGGTGTCGTTCATGTAACCGTGGAAGTACTCTTCTGCCACGTAAGCCGGCAAGATGGTATCGAGTACCTCGGAATAGTTCTTGTACATCTCGATCTGCTTGGTAATGTTATCCGACTCAGGGGCCGGCAACTTCACCATCAAGGTGTTCAGGAACTCTTCGAGGAACGCTTCTGGATCGTCCTTGAATTCATCAGGCAGATCTTTGGAGTTGTTCTCGATAATCTCCATCAGCTGCTCAACCAATGGACCACTGTTGTACGTGAAGATACGCACGTAGTCGGTGATCATCGGGTTGGCCAGGTTCTGGAGAACCATCACGCGCTTCAGGAGCATCAAGCTGTTGCGAACGATGGTGGTCGCAAACTCAGGCTGGTTAGCGCCGTCAATCATCTCAGGCGTCAGACTGAATACACGCACCAGGTCAGACCGCAGACTTTCCAGCAGGTCAGTGTCCACAGGGTTGTACGAACTTTCTCGTGGTGTGATCGAAGTCTTCACTTCAGGGTAACGAGGGTTACCGGTCACGTTCACCGACAGTGCCGACATCTGGAGCTGTTCAGCGAGGCCCTGGATACTGACGATACCAGTTGGGAACTGGTGATACGCCAATGCCATTGCTTCGTTAGCCAGGAAGCTCACCGTACCGACAGGATCGCCATCGTCCTCAGGGAGTTCGATGTTGATGTCCTTACCGGGAATGGCGTTCTTGGTAGCGCCGATGATAGAAGCTACGAGCAGGTTAGCGCGCATTGCTGCGAGCGACTTGGCATCTTCCAGAATGGATTTGCCAATGCCGTACTCGTTGTAGTCGAAGGCCATGTAGACCATCAGCTCAGCAGGTACGTAGAGCATGGTGGTTTGCTGGTTCTTCATCGAACGCGAGAACAGCAAGCGATCAACGTGTTCGCTTTTGCTGATCTCCACATCGCCGCCTTGCAGACCGGTCTTGATGCGAGAGATGATGTCGTGGTCGATGAACTCACCGTGCAACTGAACCAGACGATCGATCAGCTGGTTCGACGCATTTTGAATGCCGCCGTTCAGCGTTTCGTTTGCCATGTTCAGCAGTTCACCAGACACTTGGCTGGCAGAACCTACCTGACTATCACCGCCCACGGTTCCACGACGGATATCTTCGTAGAAATTCAAGCGACGGCTGAATGATAGCGGAAATCCATTTGCGTCAAGGATGATAATGTAGCCGATGTGGTTCGTCTCATCCCCTGGCACACAGACCGGCATTACCGACTCGATCGGAAGATGGTAAACCAGCGGATGGCCTACGGTATCGCCACCGGCCTGCTTGAGAGTCGGGACGACTTCCAGGCGACTACGCTTGACGCCTTGCGGAGCACGGAAGAAACGGGAATAGATGTTGGAGGTATCAACCTCACCCTTCTTCCCGCCCGGCTTCTTATCGAGAGCCGCTTCACCCTTGTCAGCCAACTCCTGTCGTTCACGAGTTTGCCGCTGCCGACGACGGGATTCCAGAGAGGACTCACCGTAGGCGTTACGCATCAGTCGTGCGCGCTTCTGCTCCTGCACGGCAGGCATGCGCAGCGCAGCCAGGTTGTCGGTGACCTTGAACGGCAGCGTAATGGACTTCTGACCCCTTGCCGCTTTGATGGTATGATAGTCCGCCATCTTGTCGCGGGAGATCGCCCTTCTGGAGGACTCCAGACTGGCGTATGCGCCGTTTTTGCTAGTAGGGATGCGCAGACCGAGTACGCCTTTAGGCTTGAACCAGTCGCCTTCCCATTCGCCGCCGTAGCTCGCCACAGATTCCATCGAAGCGTTAGAATCCGTGCCATTGATCATGCGATCGATGGACGCTTCTGGCATGATCATGATCGCATGAGCACCGGACCAGACGAGCGCATCGTCAATCCAGTCAGGTACTTTCTTGTCGAGGTTTTGTTCCTCGACGTGGAACTTATACAGACCATCGACGAGCTGTGACGTAAGCGCCGTGTCCGGCCCCGGCATGCCGTTGGACATCACTAGTGACGTCGATGCGAGATCACCAGGTGCGACGACCGCACTGACCAGAATGTCCTTGGCCAGTTTGAGGTCAGGCTGAATCTGGAAGATGTTGCGAATGTCGGTGGCGTCACGCAGCGTGCGACGCACAACACTGGCAATCGCAGTCATGTCGACGTTTTTCAGCTTACCATTACTGGGGTCCGTTCTGTCGGCCACCAGTCGTCCAAGCAGGCGTTCGTCGGCCTCACTCAGATTCCTGAACTGCGCGATCTTCTGCTGCGCGCGGTCATCGTTATCCATCTACTCCTCTCCTTAAAGATCGGGGTCAAGTCATGAATGCCTACTACAGGCTTTACATCAAAGCGGTTCTAAAGCTTGCTGCGACACTCGTGATCAAGAGTAGCTACACAGCGCGGGCAATGAACGACTATCTAAAGTCGCTCGGCTACACCGTCGATCCTGACGACCCGTATAGCTGGAAGTATTACTTAAACCTCGCCGGTGAGTATCACGAAAGCAACACGATGATGACGGTCACTTCTCTGGATACCCAGGAAGAGATCGAATTCACCAAAGCGAACCTCCGTCTCCACAGAGCGACGGCAAAGGAATATACGTACGGTAATCGGTACTATCGCGACCTGGTCGCGGCTAACCCAGATCAACAGTTGCTGATTAACGGGATCATCAACCCTGTCGATATCGAAATTTCGATATCAGCGAGTGACCATAATATCCTGTCCTACGACAGCAAGCTCGTGGAGCCCGCAGAACAGCAGCTGATCCCTGACCTGCAGTGGTACATCACCAAGTACTTCGAGCGCTACGATAACTCGGACTACGGGCTGTTTGAGCCCTACTACTACCCAGGTCTGCTCGGCGTCCTATATAGCAAATTGCCGACCGTCATCTTGCTGAGCCGTAAGCGCGCCTGTAAGACCGATCGTGCGCACAGCTATCATATCCGTCAGTATCTGAACAGCTTCCACGCTGAGGTAGGTGCTGAGTTCGACTTCATGAGCCAGAAACAGAAGTTGGCTCTGTATCGGAACATCCTCTACCTCAACCGTAACATCGGACGTAAAGAAACGTTCGAATGGCTGACGCAGAAGATCTTAACGGATCGCGGTTTCTCTCTGGCGACGTACGACTTCGTACACTCGACCGAGAACATGCCGAAGAACCTCGTTCCTGACATCATCATGGATCGCTACCCGCTGAACGGTATTGCGCCGGCTGCCGGAAGTGACCGTAAGACGGTGGGCGAGTTACTCGACTTGGAACTGCCATTGGCTCGCGACAACATGGTTGCCCGAGACGATACCGAGGTCGAAGCCACTGCTGCCATGCAGAAGTCCCTCTGGGGTAAGCTTCCTACCAAGGTACTCGAGTCCAACGTCATTGACCGCAGCGATGCCGAGCCTTTTACGCTGACCGAGGTGCTCCTCAACCACTGGATCTACCTGTCGCACTACGACCGGTTCAAGTCCGTGGTGCCGATCGTTAACCCTGCTAACGGTGACATCTTCAGGTTGTCGGTGAAGAATGCCTTCATCTTCTATCTGTACGCCTATAACAAGGCGAACGATGTAACCATGACCAAGGTACCGGTCATTGCAGCAAAACGCGTTCGACGCATCCCGGCGCCAACAAGGGCCGAATTGCGAAACCTCGCTCCGCGCGACCTCGTTCCTGATTACTACATCGACTACATCCTGGATACCCAGGTGGAAATCGGTACGTACATCAGTATCGAAGCGTTCCGCGAAATGTGCGTACGCGTCCAGAAGGTCATGATCGGCCACCGAGCCATGCGTCACTATAACGGTGACTATAAGGCAGAAGGTGCGCTGCACACGATCATCGATCGTTGCTACATGGACATCCGGATCGATCTCGCCGATCAGATGGACTACGAGGTGTGGTTGAAGGACGTCGGTATCGACACTTCGGCCATGGGGCGTTTGGAATATGGCTTGATGGCGGCAGCTATTCTGAAGTCAGCCACCGGCGCTGACCTCGGCGATACGACTACCATGCGTCAGGTGCATGCTTCCATGCTCAGGATCATGAGAGCGCTGTCGTCCTACTCCGTGCAGTACATCGCACAGATCAACGACAGTCCAATCAAGATCATCGACGGTAAGTTCCCGAAGCTCTCGATCCCTAAAGAGGATTCGAAGACTCACCTCGAGATCGAGATTGACGTTCCGACGATCCTCAAGCAGTCGGCGTACGAGAAAGAAACGATCGACATCGACGTTCCGCCGGTGCATGTAGGCATCACTGCCAAAGCGCAGAACGCGATGATGCATGTGCCGACGGATATCTGGACGCGACTGATTGGCGTGGGCGACCACAAAGCTCCGATCCCGCTTCAGACTCCAGCTATCAGCCTAAGGCAGCCAGCGGTTACCGATCTGAGCGAATACACCCAGAGCGGAATTGCAGGTTATCTACCAATCCCTGAGCGCGACCTGACTGCCCTCGTCACTGCCAGCCGTCTCGACGGTTATGAGCAATTGACCGAGGCCAGGCGTAAGGCGTTCTTCGGCATTTGAGGATGCGTAATGATCGCACCAGAATCGCTACTCAGGATGCATCCTCTGGATGCCTTGAGGGCACAAATCGGGGAGCGCCTCAAGGCTCCCCTGCAAGCTAGCTACCTGAAGATCGAATCACCTAAGGCAGTGAGTGGCGTCAAGACCACAGTCAAGGTGTCTCTCGATAAGAGTAAGGCCCCGTTAGACCTGTGGGATCGCGTCGGGTCGTTCCAGTTCGAATACGATCGGATCGACCTTGGCGCATTTACTTCAGGTATTAACAAGACGGTGAAGTCTGCTCTGCCGGTGACCCCGAAAGCTTTGCTCAGCAACGTCTTCTATCTATACGGCATTCCCGTCATCGATAGCGACCTCGTTGATGCGCGGTACACGACGCTCGGATCTGCGGATGTGATCGCTGCTGACGAATCCTACCGCTGGGTGGGCGACACGGTGCTGACGATCGCAATGCTGGGCATCGAGATCCCAAGTCTGATCATGGTGAACACCTTCACATTCTCCTTCACTACCGACTATCGGTCGGCAGATGTGAAGAACAGGATCACGACCCATCTCAACCTGGCTAACTCGGCTTCTCTTCCAACCGCGATACTTCCTGCGATGTTCACTCTCGGTAACCCGGTGGTAAACAACGCAGAGAGCGAAGGCGATAATACCAAGATCAAGCTGACCTTCAACGGCAGCCCGTACATTGGTTCCGTAGACGTCATCTACGGGCGTCGCTCGTTCCCCGATACGTTCCGCTGGCCTGTGAAGATCACCACTCCGGTGATCGACGCTTCTGCGCTAGCTCCGACGCTTTCAACGAAACTCGGTTGTCTGATCACGTCCGGTGATCTTAAGGCAGAGCCTATCCCGGTAGTTTCGGTAGGACAGACGGTTTCGTTCCCCGTCCACTTCAAAGAGACGTCTCTGGCATACGTGGGTTCGATCTTGATCGAATACACCCGGACGACTTAAGTCATAGATGGAAACCACCATGTCTGAAACGCTACGGTTATTGAAGTTCGATCCGGCCGTGGCATTGCTGATCATGGCCAACAATCAACTCAATACTAACCTGATGCCGCAGTACGCTGAGGTTAGTGCGCCCACTGCGCTTGACGAGTTTCTGACCAGCGTGGTGATTACCACGCATCCGTCTAATGACGATGGGATCTATCGCCGCCACACCGGCAGCATTACCTATCGTTATAACCGGATTCATGTAGCTGATATCTTCGGCTCCATGCGGTTGGACCTGACGCCTCCGACTACGGTCGGCGGTGTGATGACAAACCTCGCAAACGCTTCTGGTCTCGTTATCACCGATGATGACTTTGAGAACGGGTTGGTCACCGGCAACTCTTTCGTACTGAAGGCAAAGCCTCAGTCACTGCGATGGGTTGGCGAGACGACAGTGATGCTGAACGACCCAGGTGAGGCTATCCAGCTTTCTGAAGCATTCCCAATCAACATTCTTGACGGCCTGTATCCTCCGGTCTTCTCGTAGGTATAGGAAGGGGCCAATGATGTCGAAAGATCCACGGCTATCACGTTTCAGCAAGAAGTCGAAAGACCTCTTGATCGATTACATCAACTTCAAGAACAACAGAGGTTTCCGGCCTGACCAGATTCTGTTCGGCGTTCCTGAACTGATTGATCCAAACACCGGCTTGACGCACGTCGAACTGCAATTCAAGGAAGAGCTGGGCTGGAGTCGCGACAAAGCAATCCTGGCTTACAAGCGGGTTGACGTAAACCAACTCATGCAGAATCAGCCCATCGTCCTACATGTGTCTGACGATACCCCTGAGGCTGTATACGCTGCGCTTATGGAGCAATACGGCTGGTTGCTTGAGCCTGAGCTTGCTGATCTTGTAATCAGCTCTGCGGGCCTTGAGAGCGCTGCTGGCAATACCCAGCTCAGTGGCTTCGAAGCTGAGGACGCGCCAGGCGATGAGGAAGAAGTTCCTCCACCGTATCTGGTGAACAAGAACTACGTACTTACCTTCAAGCCTGAGAACCTCGTGTACTTTGGCGAAGCCAAGATCTTCACCCGCAGAAGTGCGGAGCTGCTCGGCACCACCATCGATTCGTTCCTCGACCTGCGTGAGTTTTACGCAGACGGTAAGTACGATCTCCCATTCATCGACCTGTTTGGCGATGCGGGTACGTTCTACGTCACCGACGAGAAGATGGACCACGATACTCGCCGGGCTTGGGAAAGTACGCTCTACGAACTGTCTGCCGAGCAGACCATCGAGGTAGGGATTGACTTCCCTAAATTGATGAAGCTACTCACTGGCGACGAGTGGGTGATCTCTGCGGAGAAAGCGCCATTCAACTTGTCCGGCGTAAAGGTCGTTTATAACGGCTTTGTCAGCAAGGATTACACAGTACCCGATCCTGCCTTTAACTATGTTGTAGCGCTCGAGCTGGGTCCGCTGTGCGACAACCTGCAAGGTATCTTCAAGATCGGCTACCGCTTCAGCGACTCGAAGACACCGGGTAATCTCCCGTACGACCGCGCATCCGTCCATCCACTCTTCACTCGTTAAGGTACATCCATGAATACGGTACAATCTACCGCCTACGGCCTCGAAGTAATGCTGCGCATGTTGTTCGGCCACCCGCCGGCCATGGATGCGAAGTCCACCATGAACGAGCGTCTGGACATCCTCGGCAACGCCCGCCCTACCGCTACTGAAAAGATGCAGATGGGTATCCTGGTTGCTGGTAACCGCGGCCACGAAGTAACCATCGGCAATGGCGGTATCGGCCTGACGTCGATTCTGGACCACATGGCGACCAACGCCTCGGTCTACAATCCGATGCCGTTCTGCATGCGCACCGTTGACGACGACATCCCGTTGACTCAACGCGCCAAGTACGCCCTGCGTAAAGAGATCACTGTCGGTGGTATCAACTACTACGCCTACTACGGTCTGCGCCTGGCTATCGGTGTTGACGACGTCCACATCGTCAAGAAGAAGATCACCACCGAAGGCGATACTGTCATCGAAGAACCGTGGGCTCCGTCGACTTCGGATCTGTATCCGGACCCGATTCTGCTCCCGCAAACCGGCGCCGTCACCACCACTGATGTGAAGATCCAGGTCTCCGCCATCACCACGGTGAAGCTCAACGCGAACGACATCGAAGAGTACATCAACGTCGCCAAGATCATGTACGGCGGTGATGAGCGTTACGCAGTGCTCTCCGAGTTCGCGCTGTGCACCGGTGCTGACCGTACCGTCACCGTGCAGTCGACTGCCGGTAACATCAACTTCGTCGAATCCATCGGCACCCAAGCGTTCGCCTTCGCAGCCGACCACAAGGCGGTTTACTACAACTCGCAAGAACTCACGCTGGACTTCGATGTCGGTGCGCAAATCCCTCTGCTGGGTACTGCGTCCATCCCGACTCTCGAGACTATCGGCACCCTCGCCGCTAATCCGAACGAAGTCTCGCCGTAAGGCTTGCCTGATATAAGGAGAGCGGTGTGACTTAACGGTTGCACCGCGACGCCGTTATGATTACAATCAGCAGCAGCGGTTGGACGTACCGGATTGTCGGTATCGACAACGGAACTAACACCGTAGGTTTTACGGTCATCGACCATAACCTGCGGACGGGCATCTCCACCGTCGTATTCGCAGAAACCATCACTGCTGATCGTTCCGCTTACATCCGCTTCCCGGGAGTCGCAGCCCATCGTAGCAAACTGCATGCACGTCTTCAAGTAATCAGGCCGTGGATCGCAGACTTGCTGGAAGAGCACGATCCGGACATCGTTGGATGTGAATCCCCATTCGCTCACCTTGGCATCAGTACTTACGCAACGCTGCTTAAGTCCATGGATGCCATTGAAGACGAGGTTTACGATTACAGGTCCACCTTGGACTTTGTGAAGATTCCCCCGGGGAAAGCCAAGAAGGCAGTCTGCCCTCCTGGCCAATATAAGAACGATAAAGAAGAGATCCGCCAATTCATCTTGAAGGACGATAGAATAGTCGCAGGTTCGGGCATCGTGCTTGATCTGTTAGACGAGCACTGCATCGATGGGATTGCAGTGGCTAGATGTTTGGCGCTCGATGCTGCCCGTGCGTTCGCTTAATGCAAGGAGTCAGGGCTAATGACATGAGGACAGCGATGTCCTCGTGATATCAAACACAACATCATCTGGGGGTTCTTATGAACGTGAAAGACGCCATCGCTCTGATGGCAAGGAACCCGGCGGTGGGCTTTCCATGGGAACCGACCTTGGTCAACTTGGTCAATGGTTTTCTTCCATCGGGAAGTCAGTTGGACCCACACACCGCAGAGGCTCTGGAGATCCAGAACGCTATCGATAGCTTGGATGCCTCGATCCAGGAGATGGTCCTCACCTCAAGTATAGGCGCAGCCAACGTAGCCGCGCCGGTGCCAACACCGTCGATCCCTGCTCCAACGCAATCTAAAGCCGATCTGCAGAAGTGGGCTGGTTTCCTCCTCTGCATCTTTGCCTTGTCGATCGCCGCGAAAATTGGCGATGGTGCCATTGTGCTCGAGATCGTAAAGGTCTTCGCGCCATTGTTTGGTGTTGATCTACCTTCTGGGCAGTAAACAGCATAGAGCCCCGGGATAACTCCCGGGGTTTTATGCCGCTCAGCCGCGATGACCGATAGTGCCGACATTGAAGATCCGGCGTGCGTATTCCTTGCCGTGTCGCCGCGTAGCCATCGGAGTCTTATGCAAACGCTCGATGTATTCAGCCCAGCGCTTGAAGTAGGCAGCTTGAGCCTCTTCGATATGGCGATCCATGTTGAAAGACTCACCCTTGATCGCTGCAGCTACAGCCAGGCTAAGCTTAGACGCAAAGGGCATGATCAGTCCTCCACATGAACGTTGGGCGTACGGAAATACTTCTCGTACAGCTCGCCGATCTTCTGGTTGATCCCGTTGGTGTTAGCCGCTTTCGCAGCAGGGGTGACGATGAGAATCTCTTCGTACTTGAACGGGATGTCGCCAGCTTCCAGTTCGGTACCTGGAGGCAGTTCGGCATCAACCTTGACCCAAGGTACCAGATCACCTTTCTTGTTGTAGAAGACGTCCAGTTCGAACTTGAACTTGATGTCCTTGTCTTCCAGGGTAGAGTCGACGAAATAACGCGTCTTGATCAATCCCTGGTCAGCCAGCAACTTGAACTGGTTGAAGCGAGTGACCGTAGTTAGCAGGTTATCTTCCAGTTTACCCTGATCGCCCATGTCCGTCTTGCAGGTTTCCTCGAACGTGGTAGTACCTTCCACGCAATCGGTCCTACGGACGCGTATATTGCCGCTGGAAGCGTTCTTCGGAGTCTTAGGGATATAGATACCCCATTGCTCCTGACCTTCCCAGCCGGTGGCTTTGGCCTTTATCTCGTCGATATCGAAGCCGAGAAGATAGATCTCATTCTCGTACTCTACACCGGACGACTCGAAACTTTCTTCCGGACCGCAGTTCGGAAATGCCAGCGATTCAATGAGAGACATGTCCACCTCGAAAAATAGACAAAAAAAAATACGCCGCCGTGACAGGCGACGACCGTGAGCACTGCTTAGGTGCCCACGGATTCGTCCTACAGTATTATTCAGAGGTTTATGGAAAGGTTGTCAACGTCCTAGCTGATGAGGCAGGACGCCTGGAGATTACAGCTGCGCCATCGCCAGAATGAATGCCTCTTTACGGGCAGCGAACGGCAGCACTTCTACCAGACGGTTGTCAGACGTCGACAACAGCAGCCGGCCTTTCTGAGGAGCTGGCAATTCCTCGTCGAGGCGACTGTACAGCTTACGGATCTCGAGGAACAGCGCGTTGTTCGCGCTAGGCTCGATCACCAGACCTTCTTTCGATTCCAGCAGCTGCAGACCCAGGCCGATATCGTCCAGGGTGTAGTCTACCGAAATGATTGCAGCGAAGTCGATGAAGACGGCTGCGTTGACGTTGGTGGCGTCACCGATCAGGTCGCCGGCCAGAGCTGGCAGATCTTCCTTCACGATGTGGCAGCAGGCGATGTCGGAGATGAAGTGCATGCGCTTGGCGAATGCAACCGCTTCTTCTGCACCACGACGTTCACGGAACGCCGCCAGCAGCTTACCGTAGCTGGTAGCGAAGTTCAGTTTGGCCACGTCGAACTGGAACTGATAGGTGGACGCACGGATGGTGTTCACCGAGAAGCGACGGTTCAGGTTTTCCCACAGCGGTTTCTCGAACTCAGGCTTGAGCTTCATCAGAAGTTCAGAGGCCTCGGTCAGAGTGGTCGCAGCGTGGACCTGGTCGATCAGGCTGAGTTGCTTCTCGTCACGCAGCAGCACCGGCGTGCGCAGGATGTGCAGATCGATGCGAGGAGCGTTGTCTTCGGAGTTGACCATCTTCACTTGGCTTTCGAACACCGCACCCTGGATAGAGTCGATGGTGTCAGCCTTGGCAAAGGACAGTTGCTCTTCCGGGATCTCACGCAGGATCTCAGCCAACCGCACGGTCTTGCTGCGTTGTTCGATACGGGTACCGATGACGCTATCTTCACGGTTGGTCAGGCTGATACCGGCCGACAGAGTGCGCGGCTTGGCGTCAGGTTCACGGGTTTCTTCACGCAGCTGGTGGGCCATGTAACGATTGTCGTCAGTCACTTCGATCAGCTCCTCGCGGACTTCACCGCGTTCATTCATGACGTAATACTTGATGTGGGTATTGACGTCGTAGACGGTTGGGATGGTGGAAAGAATGTTGTCGCCGTCGCCGGTCAGTTTCCAATCGGAAACATGGGCAGCTTGGTAATGTTCGTCGCCCAGCCAGTAGTCGCTGTATGGGTCGGCTTTGGTGTAGTCAGGGCCCTGGATCACGAAACCTGGATCTTCGCGCCTCGGGGCTTGTTCGGTATGGTGGTACTCAGGACGCTCGTCACGCTGGCGTTCTTCACGCGCAGGTTCGCGGCGATCATCATCACGATCGTCATCACGGCGATCATCATCGTTGTCGCCGATGTCGGTCATCCAGTGAGAACCGGTATCGTCAGATCCACGCCCCCGGTCTCGCGAAGAAGATCGGCGATCATCCCGCCGACTATCACGACGATCATCGCGGTCGCGGCGACTACTGCGACGGCCACGATCATCATCGTCATCGTCATGGCGTCGTTCACGGCGAGAGCCTTCCACCATTTCTCGAGCTTCACGGCGAGCGTCCTTCATCTCGGCGTATACGGCGTTACTCAGCTCGTTGGAAACACGGTCGTCGCTCAGCACCAACTCGGCGAAGTGACCGTCCACGACGATCTCTACGGTCTTGTCGATGATGTCGAGCTCGGTATCACCACGTTCACCGCGGGTACGGTCAACACGGTCATAGGCAGCAACAATGCCATCCACCAGTTCGTTGAAGTTACGGTTTTCCCAGCGACGGGCGCTGAGCTGATCTGCGTAGCTACGACGCAGATCCAGCATCAACTCATCGCGGATATCCCGGGAGTCTGCCTGCGCATTGATGTAGCGAATAGCCGCATCAGCGCAGTCGTCCCAGAAACGATCTCCACTCATTTAATACACACTCCTGTATTGCACGGGATTTGTTAGTTACGGCGAACTGCTTCATCGATGTGATCGATGACCGGCCTCATGTGTTCTTTGCGACAGATGGTATTCTTTCCGTCGAGCAACGTCGTCGGGTTGATCGTTGCGCAGGCCAACGGATAGTTCTTCGGCAAGATGCCGTAGTTACCACACTCAGCACGCGAGGCGTGCATTCGCGACAGAGGATCGTTCACGTTGATGTTGGTAGGCTTCTTACCTCCAGAGGTTTGAGCCTGCATCACCAGACGGGAAGTGATCTTGAAGAACATGTTGTCTCCGGGCGTAGAGACGGACGACATGAAAGCCTTCTGACTGGTCTTTCTGAGGTTGAAGATGATGGTCGGCATGAACCACTTACCCAGGATCTTGTTGTAATCCTCGGCGGTGTGTTTACGCTTCTTGTTATTCGTGATCTCAAACAAGCAGCGGAAGATCTGCTCGGTGATGTCACGCAAGACGTACTGGGACGTAACCAACCGTTTCCCGTACATACTGCCGATATCTTCTTCCTTATCCCTGATCAGCCCCTCGATGTTTTGCAGGATGTAGTTGAACAGCTCATAGATGGTTTCGATCTTGAGATCTTCCTCCTCGAGCAACATCCGACGCACTTCGATATCGACGTAATAGTCGAGACTGGTCAAGTGGGACTCAACGTTCTCCACCAGTTTACCTGTACCGAGCTGGTCACCGAAGAGCACGTAACCCATCCAGATCTTCCAACGCTCATCTCCCATCAGCTCGTCGATATCTACCACTTCAGGGAATAGATCGACGGTGTAGAAGAACGCACGAGCGTAGGACATCGTCAGGGCGTTAGTGCGTTCTTTAGGGATCAGCATCGCCATTGGAGATTTGATGGTGCTGTACAGCACTTTCTGCTTGAGGGCAGATGGCCTGACATGAGACGAGGTAACGACCGTGAACTGATCAAGATCGTAACCTTGCTCCTGTACCTGCCTGATGATCTCAGCCTGAATTTTGTCAGGTTCGCGGAGTTCATCAGGAACGAAGACCTTGGTGAGCTGCACCTCGGTTCTAGCGAACCGGCGGAACGTTTCAGCCATCCCATACCGGCAGAACAGATAGTGAGGCAAAGTACTAACTGCCTTACCAAGCGATAATGTATCACTTTGTCCGGTTCGGTTATTCGCACCCCCGCTGTTGTGCAACCAAGACCAGGCCACGTAATCCGAGACATCCTCCCCATTGACTCGTATCGTGTGGATGATTTGTTTGAAGGTTACCGGAGCGCGGGACATCCGGATGAACACGTAATCAGGCCCAATACTCAGGCCCGGATCCATCAGCACAGTACCAATGCCAAACTGCTTACCTGCGATCATTGTCAGGGAACCCCGACGGGCATAAGGCAGGAAGAAGTACCGTGGGATGAGCTTGGTCTCATCGCACAGGAATTGGTATTTCACAAGGTACACGTCGGTCGTGGCCAAGTCGATAGACGGCTGACCACGATCCGATCGCGACATCGAGGATGCCATTACTGCGATCGCTTCTTGCGGACTACAGATTTCCGAATGCGAGAACGAGAAGTTGTCCGGGAAGCCCGGCTCTGCACAAGCAATATACTGGTCGATTTCCTCCTTAGCTCTACGGAGGTCTTTGAACGCCAGCCCGTCCAGGATATCCTGGTTAAAGACTGGCATGTCCTCCTGGCACTCATCAAACAATTGATAGTCAGGCATCCCCTACACCTATATCTGTCTAAGCTGGCTTTAGTTTTAGCAACGTCGTTGCAAAGGCAAAGATTGACGAGACTAGTCCCGCCGTCAATTTGATCCAATCGCCGAAGTTGCGAGTGTTCTCCTTGACATCCTCTTCGTTAGCACGATAGCGCTGACGCTCCTCCTTCTCACGACTCTGCTGTTGCTCGTACTGCATTTTCTCACGCCACTGCTCGTGCTCCCACGTAGCGCGTTCTTTGTTTCGTTCATAAGCCTTGTTGGAGAGTTCTTCTTTACGCATTTCTGCTTGAGACACCCCAGCCTTGCACTGCTCGATCGTTTCAAACAAGCAATACTTTTTATCTGCCTCTTCGAATGACAGATGCTCATGTTCGATTGAATGACCCATTCCACCCATGTTCTTTACAGCGGCGGTTCGTCGCCGTGTGACATGGATCCCGTCCAGCATATCCGGATCACGTTCGATGGGAATGTGATAAACATCAGTCCCCACCATCATGAACCGGTCGTGCCTGTTACGCAGCGCTCCGTTGTCGACTGCGCGAATAGACATAACGAACGTCTCCTCGCCCATCGCCGGTAGCTCTTGCGCAAGGCTAGCTTTCGCACGACTGTTACGACTAAATGGATGCTCCGCAAACTTCTGCTGCTCCCCAGCAAAGCAGATGGTTACGTCCAGATCTTCAACATAGACAGAACCGCCAGCTGCCAGAATATCCGACATATGGAATTCCATCTGCACCGTCAGAGAATAAACCAACCCCTGGAAAGGAGTCGAGTCTTTAGTCTGATAGAATGCATTGATGATTTTCTGAGTGAGCTCGTCCGGAACTGTGTGTCGGTCCTGAAGATCAATGTAAGAAGCCATGAACGCTTCCTCAGTCATCCGCCAGACCATGAACACATCCACGTACTCTTCAGCTTGGCCACGAGAGCTAGCTTTCAGAATGGTGTTAACGCCAAGCCTAGACTTGATGCGAACTTCGCGAGACGTATTGTTCACCCAGCGGTACGTAACCTCTGCATGTTCAATACCTGCCTCGACACCTTCCTGGCGAGTACAGCGCACCTGGTAGTTCCTAAACACTGGTGTTCGAAGACCACCACTATTCATAACGATAAATCCCCTGAGTTAAAAATTACAGCGCTCCCTTTCTTCTTTACCCTGCCTCATCAATTCGATAATGTATGGCTATAATGACTTTATCTATAAAACGCATGTATGCAGCATAAAGAGCGGTGGTTTCCCACCGCTCTTTACTAACGCCTATGCCCGTGAGGGTTAAGGAGTTACGGTGCCACCACCGGTGTCGTCGCCACCGGCGTCGGTCCCACCAGTGCCGCCGGTACCACCAGTGCCTGCACCGGTGCCACCTTCGCCAGCTGCAGCTTCGGTGAGTTTGACACGAAATGGCAGGGTTTGCTCCAGCAGCTCGCTCACGCCTTCCACGTTCACCTTAACGATGATCGGGCAGAAGTTGTAGTGCTGGAAGCGTGGCTGTACCACAGCCTCGTTCACTGGACGGCCATCACGGGTAACCGAGATGGTGGAGACCAGGGTCGGAGTCAGCAGCATTGCGCCGGAGCTCAGAGCGTCGATGCCCTCGCCATCGCGAACGATGACCATGTACATGACGTCGCGCAGACGGGCGTCCACGTCCGATTCCAGCTGGTACTTCAGACCAGCACCCAGGGTGCGGCTGTCGCCCGAGATGGTCATGAAGCGCTCGATCTGCTTCGAGGTCACCAGACCGAAGCGGAACGGTTGAGCAACTTCACCGCCGTCCATGTAGCGGCAGGCGTTCTCGTAGTTGGTCTTCTGCAGGATGTCGAAGGCCACCGAACGCAGGGTGTTGACCAGGACCGCAACGCCGTTCTCGACGTTGGCGACGGTTTCCTGCGACTGGGCAGTTTCCATCAGGTCGACGGTCAGTTCCTGAACGTACGGGTTGACGAGGTAACGGCCGATACCTTCGATAGGCAGGGCGTTGATCTCGAAGTCGCCAGCGGTCATCTCGCCGCGCAGGCCACCGGTCAGACGCATCAGACGCTCGTGGTAACCGATCAGGGTACCAACGGCTTCGTTGTTGATGTAGCTGGAGACCGCGAAGGTCAGCCAGTCCATCACGGTCTGGTCACGGTTTTCGCTCAGTGGGTACGGAACGAAGAACGGCGAACGCTGACGGGTCAGCAGACGCTCGGTCACGTTACGAACGTTGAGCATCAGGCCCAGGTGACGGTGGTTGGTGTTGGTCAGACGAGCGTCCGGCCACCAGCCGACTACCTTCAGTTGTGCCAGGCCATCAACGATGGTCTTGCCGACGCCGCTGGTCAGCGGGATGCGCTCGCCAGCTTCGTTCTCGATGTACATCACTTCCATGGAAGTGGTGGACACGTCGATGGTACCGCGCTCAACGTCGCTGTTGCCGTTCAGACGGGTCTTCAGACGGACGCTGTAGCCACCATCCTTGATGGTGGTGAACACCGCACCGGTCAGAGCTTCGCCCTTGTAGTTGGTGGTGTTCTTGTCGATCTTCAGCGAGGTCAGAACGAAGTTCAGCGACAGTTGACGGCCGCCTTGTTCTGGCAGCTTCACGAAGCGGCTGAATGGCAGACCCTTGGTGTCGAACACGATGGTGTCGGCGCCCAGGCCCAGGTACACGTCGGCAACGCCGATGTTACGGTCCAGTGCTTCGGTGTAGTCGGCTTGACCAACGCGGCTGATCGAGTCGGACTGACCCAGGCCGAAGATGTTGACGGTCTTGTTGACCAGCAGAGCGGAGGTCTTGACGGTACGGCGGCCGGACACGTAGTCGAACGGCTCGACGACAGCTTCGGCAACGAAGTTGTCTTTCGACACGTCGCTGTAGCCTGGGATCAGCTGGGTGCTGTTGTCGTGCAGTACGGTGTAGTCGATCGCCGAGTCCATGACGCGGCGCAGGCCGAAGTCGGATTCGGAACCATCCAGGTCGTGGCGCAGGGTGTTCTGCACGTACAGGTTCGGGATGGTGATGTCGATACCGCCTTGCTCAGGGGTCAGGGGAACGGTGCGGTACACCATTTCCATGGCCGGGCCCTGGCGAGCGATCTTGTAGTTCAGACCGATCGAGATCGGCAGGTGGTCGATCAGCGATTGGTTGTCGAAGGATTCCTTCGAGTATTCGCTGTCGAATTCCATGCCGTCGGCGTGGGCGTAACGAACGCCGTTACCCAGCTGCTTGGATTCGGTGGAAACCTGCAGGGTCAGCAGATCGGCCGGGCGCTGAGCGAACGAGGCGATGAAGGAAGCCGCAGCCATACCGGCCGGGTTCTTGTAGGTCGCTTCGGTGTTGTTCGGCTCGAGGACGCCCTTCAGGTTTTCGGCCACGGTCGACAGGTTGACGCGGCTTTCGAAGGAACCTTCCTGCAGCCACTTGATGGCGTCAGCGCTTTCGGTGGAATAACCGCCGGAGTGGATGTTTTCCTGGATCTGCGACGCCAGCACGCCAGCGCCGGCACCGAAGTTGGCGCCAGGCTTGTTGAGTTTGATGACACTCATCGTGATACTCCAAATAGCTATTTGGTATAATTGAGAGATCGAAGCTTCGTTTTCGGGACTGACGCCTGTCTCTTAGTAGTCGACTACCAAAAGCAATCCCTCGTCCTGCTGGCGTATTCTTGAATTCTGTCGATTGCCAAACGGCGTAATCTACATATCACCGTGAGAACACACGGATTTTCCATAACATGTATTTACGGTTTGGCGTCGTCGTTCTCGAGCTCTTTACTGGTGGTCATCACCTGGCTCTTGCTAGCCCCGGAGTTTTTATTTACCGAGGATAGGAATTTATTGAACGACTTCGACGCGTAAGCCACTTCACGTCCGCGATAGGTTGCCATCGCAGTGAGCAGCTCACGAATGAGATCTTTCTTCTCGACGCCATCCTTCTCAATGAGCAGGATGCCATCATAACTATCTGGAACGATCACAAAGTGACCGAGCTCGAATTGTGGAACGGATGCGTCTTTCTGATCCGAACCGTAGAGTGCGAACACTGCATCGTCGGCAGAGAACTGTCCGACCTTGTCTGCTGCTGGGAATACGAAATCATCGATACCCAGGGCTTTGAAGCGAGAACGCAGCAGATGGTTGGCGACATAGTAGAGTCCGACGTCATGCGGCGATACTATGCTCTCGAAATCTTTTACGTCAGTCCCGTAATGTTCGATAGAGCCGCTCAGCCATTTCGGAATGAACCGAAGCTCGATTGGTTTGTTCATCAACACACCCATAAACTTTCAATGCCTGCGGTGAGGCGGTATGGAAATCAAGCTACTGTTAGCCAAGGCCATCAGCGCCATCTATTACGCAAGTCATTCCGGAGGTCAAGATCCGGAAGCTACCTCGAACCTGATCGAACGCACTCTGGAACACCTAAGCCTGCCTGACGATCCGCTCAACTCAAACCGAGAACACTCGGCGTTGATGCGCACACGTCAGATTCTGGTTTGGATGAAAGGTAAAGGCATCGATCATCCATACGACCAAAACGACCTCATGGCGAGGCTCTGCGCGTCCTGTGGGGACAACGATCGTCTATATGATCTCTTCTGCAAGAGCATTCTGGTGGTCGATGACCCGGATGCGGCAAAGGACAAGTACGATTCGATCTGCCACGAGCTCTATGATTTCATCGCTGTCGAAGACTTCGTTAAGCTGGCAAGATCGGCGTCTCACAAGATTGCCTTCAATCGCGACAAGATTACCGACGTAGCTCGTTTCCGCGATGAGCTGGTATTGAAGCTGCAAGACCTACCGCTGGCCGGTAAGCGCCGCGCTGCTTCCGCTGGTCGTTGCATCGACATTGGCGATATCGAAAGCCTGACCCAGGTCTATCAGCTCGCACAAAGCGCGATCGATCCTGATGCCATCCTCAAGCTGCCGTTCAAAGCAGCTAACCGCATGACTGGTGAGCAGGAAGGCGTACGTCGTGGCGAATGGGGTAACGTATCGGCATTGTCCGGTATGAACAAGTCGGGTACCTTGCTCGATGAGTTCATCAGCTTCTGCATCTTCAATACACCGAAGCTGATCGATGAAACCAAGAAGCCGTGTCATGTCTTGGCGATTCTGGAAGACAAACCTGAGCTCGTACTCCAGAAGCTCTACGTATTGCTCATGCAGCACGAAACAGGCTTGCCTGTGATTGTCCGAGGGGTAGACCCACGGGAGATCGCTTCGTACGTCATGGAGCGTCTGCAGCGCAACGGCTGGCATGTCAAGATCTTTGACTATACAGAAGGTGCTGAAGTAGACGACTGCATCGAAGACCTGCGCCAGCTACAACGTGACGGCTATGAGATCTTCACTTTCGGTTGCGACTACCCGAACCTGTTCGACAAGAGCAGCATCGTAGTACAGGTAGCCGGTGAAGAGATCCAGCTCTGCCACCGTAAGCTGCGTAAGTTCACTGCGCCGAACAACATCTACGGTTATGCAGTGCACCAGCTCTCGACGCAAGCTAAGGAACTGTCCCGCCAGTATCCTGAGGACTACATCAAGAAGCTACCTGGTAAGGGTTACTACGAAGGTTGTAAGAAGCTGGACACTGAGTTTGACTTCGAGCGCTTCGTGGCTAAGACCATGCACGGCGGCCAGGCATGGCAAGAAGTGCAGTGGGGCAAACACCGGAAGATCGGCACTACTCCAGAGCAAGACAAGTACTACGCACTGAAGTTCCTGCCTTACCCGATGATGGGCTTCAAGTACGACTTCGATCTCGAAGAAGATCTGTCCTTCCGTAAAGTCGGTGGGCGTCTCGCAGCAGGAGCTGCCGGTCATGAATGGACCGACTTCGACTGATCGAAACAAAAAAAAGAAAGCGAGGGAGCCGGGGCATGAAGCCCCGGTCCTTATGCTGCTATCGTTTAGCCGCAGCTGAAAGTACAGTCATGAATTGAAGCATCCCTTTCATGAGGGGATCGCTGTGTTCGTCAAATAACTTCATGACGTACTTCCGGGTATCGCGGATTTCCATCGCCAGCTTCAAGGTGTTGGCTGCGAAGATCAGCGGATGTTCAGTCAGCCAGGAAGGATCGTAGTCGTGTTCCTCAGCCATCTTGGCTAAGTTCAGACGTTTACGGTATTCCCGGCTGAGCTCATCTTCGATCGCTATCAACTTTCGTGCGATCTGCAGCGCAGTATCGTCATCCTTGATCTCGAGCTTCATGCTGCGGCTCCTGCTGCGGCTGCAGCTTCAGCACGGCCTTCGTTGCGAGCTTTGGCGACGATCTCGTCGCGCTCTTTGGCATTCTTGTGCTTGAGATGATTGATGTACATCCCAAGGCAGATGCCGATGGCAAGAATGGTTACTTCTTTCATGATGACCTCCTCGGTCGTTATAGGAAGCGGTTAAGTTCAGTCACCCATGCCTTTACAAGATGGTAGGGCGAGCTGGTGTTGTGAATTGCAATGTGGCGGATCTTGGCCTTGATGTCCGGATGCGCCAGCACTTGCCGACCGATGTCGGTTTTACTGGCGGTATCCAGATCGATCTTGAGTTGAATCATCAACTGCCGGATCTTCTCGGCATCCTGCACGGTACGTTCTGCAGTACTCATGGTGCGCATTCATCCAGCAGCCCGGCTTTGTTGGTGTCGAGCAGAACACCAGCTTCAGCGCGGAGGTTATTGTTGATGCAGTCGCCCGGCCTGTCGAAGATATCGATCAGCAAGGCAACGTTGGCGCAGACCACCAACACAGCTGCGAGAGCTGTGATGGTGAGGTCTTTAGGCTTATCGTCCGTGAAGGTCATTCGGCACCCATGATCAAGGCTACAATGGAAAGGATTACGAAGCAGGGGATACCGATGATTAGTGTCCACTTGAGGAAAGTGTCGAGCTTTCTGAGCATGCGCAGTTTCCTACGCTGCGCCATGCTTTCGTTCATCTGACGTTCCAGTTCCGTGATTGCTTCTTCCATTACAGTCCAGCCTCCTTAGCGTGGCGCTGGAACTCCCGGGTAAAGGAGTCCAGCACTTTGTTTGGTTTGTAATTACCTTCCAGGTCGACCTTGATCATCAGGTCCTTGTTGAACTTGTACAGAGACTTCCACGCTTCGATGCATTTGTTGTTGAACTCAGCAGCGAACTTCAGAGTGGTGAATTTCCGGTAGCACTTCTCAATCGGATCACGGACCCAGAAGAGACCGTTGATCTCACGGATCTCGTAAGCCCGGCGGATGCGCGGCAGGATGCGGCGAGTGAAGAGCATGTTCATTGCATCCTCACGCGCCTCAACCGCCATCTCGAACGCTTCGATAGCGCCATGCTTCTTGATGCTGAACGACTTGGAAGTCCAAGCGCCAGTGTCACCCAATACGCCAGCCGTCCAACGCTCGGCATCTTCCTGATAGCTCACACCGCATGGTGCAGTGAGAACCTTAGTTACGCCAGCTTCCGATACAACTACTTTACGAGCTTCGAGTTTAAATACAGCCATTACGTTGACCTCCTCGGTCGATGGGTGCAACTTCAATGAACGGTTTTGTGACCAGAATACCAGCCGCGCTTCTGCTGAGCGATGGATGGGTTGAAGCGTTTGGAGCGAGGCATGCTGCCGTTGTAGTTCTCGAGGATCTGCTCGATCACTGCCGGGTTCTCACAAGTGCGGCGAAGTTCCTTCTCGAAATCCTCGCGCTGCTTCTTGTCAGTGTAGATCTTCAGGCTACCGAAGATCCGGATGTAGATCGGGTCGCCATGATCGAAGTAGATCGGGACGGTACCGATGCGGTGAGTCTCCGGGGGTGGATCTTTATCCCCACAGAGAATGAGCGGATTGCCCATGATGTTGATGGACAGTTGCGACATGGTTTGATTCCTCATAGGGGGAATTTCTCCGGGTCAAGTTCATTCATTCGCAACGCGAAGTTTGAGTAGAGCATGAGTCCACGTCCAGCTTCCTTGACGCAGATATCGAGACACTCAACGAGCGACGCTACGGGGTGACCCTCCTCTGCTGCTTTACGCAGCAAGTTAGTTACGTGGTCTTGACGCTCAGTGTAGATCAGCGTCTTCTTGTAACGCTCGCTTAGGTGGACCTCACCTAAGGAGTCGAAAGCGACATAGCCCCGCAGACCGGGTGCTACAATGAGCATCCGATCCGGGAGTTTTGCCGCCCATTTGCGACCGACATCGTCGCGGTGTTCCACCAGCCAGCCGCCAGCATGGTCAGCTGCGCTTTCGATGGTTTCGTGTTCACCGATATTGCTGAAATGTTCGGTGAACATGTAGTGGATCATGAACAGCTCTTCGGGACTGACTGGATCAGCCCCGTCTTGAGCTAACTCAACAATCGAGATATTACTTTCCATGACTCTACCCTCAGGCAGCCAGAGCTTGTGGGAGAACGAAGACTTCGCCTTCTTCAAGGGCGATGAAGTGGCAGCGGTTGATGTACTTGCGCAGATCTTCCGCTTGTTCTT